TACATTCCCGCTACTTGTAATTTACGAACTTCATTTTTTGTACGACGAACAACATGTGTAATTCTTTCACATGACGGAAAATCGGTTGTTTGATAAGGAACATATAAATCATCACTCGGGACAGATTTAGAAAGATGGACTGATGAAACAGGACTACAAGAACAGGAAAGTAAAATTTCTGGTGTTAGAAAAAATTATCATGACGAAGATTATCAATTATTAGAAATGCATGTTGATTTAAATATAGAAGGAATAGATAGTGAGGACGGAATTAAAGTTCCATATATTGTAACAATTGATGAAGGTTCTTCTAATGTATTATCTATTTATAGAAACTATGCAGAACAAGATCCACAAAAAAAGAAAAAACAATATTTTGTTCATTATAAATTTTTACCTGGCTTTAGTTTTTATGGCTTTGGTCTTATCCACATGCTCGGGGGTCTCTCCAGAACAGCAACTTCAGCGCTTAGACAACTTCTCGATGCTGGTACGTTGTCCAATCTCCCTGCAGGTTTTAAAGCTAGAGGGCTGCGAGTTAAAGACGATGACACACCGTTACAACCAGGAGAATTCAGAGATGTAGATGCACCTGGGGGAAGTTTACGTGAAGGGTTGTTACCTTTACCGTATAAAGAACCATCTCAAACTTTATTTCAATTACTAGGTTTTTGTGTAGAAGCGGGCAGTCGTTTTGCGGCAATAGCCGATCAAAAAATAGGAGATGCAGCACAGGCTGGCGCTCCTGTAGGCACAACAATGGCATTAATGGAACGTGGTGCAAGAGTTATGTCAGCTATTCACAAAAGATTACACTATGCACAAAAAATAGAATTTAAATTATTATCTAAAATATTTGCAGAAGCTCTTCCTCCTTTTTATCCTTATGAAGTAGGTCAAAATGCTGTTCCAAGTTTAAAGACAGAAGATTTTAGTGATGATATAGACATTGTTCCTGTATCGGATCCAAACATTTTTTCGATGTCACAGCGTGTTACATTAGCACAAACTCAATTACAACTAGCACAAGCAGACCCAGGAGCTCATAACATGTATGAAGCTTACCGAAGAATGTATCAAGCCTTAGGAGTAAAAGATATTGATGTATTATTACCTGTGCCACAAGAACCACAACCTCAAGATCCTGGTTTAGAAAATGCTGCTTCTTTAAGAGGGTCGTCATTGACTGCATTTAGAGGACAAAATCAACCAGCTCATATTGATTCTCATAGAGCGTTTATGTCTTCTGTTTTAGTTAAAAATAATCCTCAAGTTATGGCTATTTTACAGGGTCATATTATGGATCATGTAAGTATTCAGGCTAGAGAAGAAGTAGAAGATGATAATAAACCAGAAATAGAGCAAATTACTGCTCAATATGGAGGTCAATTGCCTGAAGAATTACAATTACAGTTCCAAGAAAAGCTTGAAGAACAAGTTGCAGAGAAAATTGCTATCATGACAGAAGAAATGATTGGTGAAGAGCAAGAAATGATGCAAGAATTAGGTCAAGATCCACTTGTAGACTTAAAACAACAAGAAATTAACCTAAGAGCACAAGATATAGAGAGAAAATCAATGGTAGATGAGGCTAAATTGAACTTAGATCAACAAAAATTGAATCAAGATGCTGAAATTGCTCAAGATCGCATTGATTCTCAAGAAGATATTGCTCAATTAAGAGCTAATGTTAATTTAACTAAGCAAAAAGAAATAGAAAAAAGCAAAAAAAATCCAAGAACAGTGGATGTTAACAAAAATATTCGTTTTGATAACTAACATAGGCGTTGTAAAAGTGACTTCTAAGTCTAATATAGAACTTATGACTGAAGCAGAACATAAACTAAATAAATGGTTTGAAGAGTTAATGGTAATGGCAGAAAAAACTTCCAAAAGTGAAGAAGATAGTATACTTTTAGCAGGTGCTTTTATGAGTGCAGCTAGAGTTTTATATTTTAATCATATGAATCCTGAAGATGCACATCAGATTATGGAGCAAAACACTGTTGATTTTGTTGATTTAATAAAACCAACAATACATTGAAGGAGAAAAAAAATGGCAACACCTAAATATATAAATGGATCTAAATATCCTAACGCTAAAATGTCTGTCTCCAATGATCTAAATCCTTATGCAGGACCTACGGTAAATAAAGCTTATGCCCCTTCTACAGCGGCGATGAGAGTTCAAGGACCTACAAAAATAGATAATTTAGGTAGTGGACCAAAAGGACAACGTAGTAAAATGCAAATTAAAAAGGTGCCTTTTAAAGGTGTTTTTTAATGGAATGTAAGAATTGTGGACACGCCTGTCATTGTAGTGATGGTAGTTCTTGTCAATCATGTGATTGCAAAAACTGTGAACATGTAGTAGACTAACACGCTTTAAAAAGGAGGTTATATGAACCTATTAAAAGATTTATGGGCACACTTAAAAGAATGGTCGGACTGGAAAATGAAGGACTGGATTAAAGCTGCTATTGTAGCAATTATTGTCTTGTTTATTGTTTCTAAAATGATTGGTGGGGGCGCATAATATGTTAAATCTTATTGGCAGTTTATTAGGGGGTAAAGGCGGTGCCTTAAAAACCATCGCTAAAGTTGTTGATGAGATTCATACCTCAGAAGACGAGAAATTAGATAAAAAGATTTTAATGCAGCGCATTCAACAAAAACTCGTTGAGAAACAGTTGGATGTAAATGCAAAAGAGGCAGGTCACCGCTCCGTATTCGTGAGCGGCTGGCGCCCAGCTATAGGATGGGTGGGAGCCTTTGCCTTAATGTTTGAGTTCATTTTATCCCCTTGCATAGAATGGTATGCTAAATTTTCAGGTATGGCTATTTCAGCTCCTGAAATTCAAACTGGGCCCTTGCTAGCAATTGTCACTTCAATGCTCGGGGTAGCTGGCATGAGAAGTTTTGAGAAGGCCAAGGGATTAACTAAATAGGAGACTAAAATGAGTGAAGAAGAAACAAAACAAAAAGAAAAATTTGAAGAAATAAGAGCTAAGATGGCTAAGATTAATTTCGACACGAAGGCGAGTAATTTTGATAGAGCTATACTTGGGGGAATGAAAGCCTTAGGAAGATTACTGGCCTCTGGTGTATCTAATAACCTTGAGGGAAAAATAAAAAAGTTAAAAACAACACTAAAAAATAAAAAATCTCAAAAACCTGACATTACAAAAAGAGCTATGGGCGGTAGTATGGGTGGAGGAATGAACCCAATGGGTTATTCTAAAGATCCTACCGTTGAAAGCATTGTTGGTTATAATCCTAATCGTCCTATGAAAGGAGGAGGGGTTGCAAAGCGTGGAATGGGGATTGCAAAGCGTAAAGGTGGAGCAATTAAAAGACGTGGTGGCGGAATAGCAAAACGTGGAATGGGGATAGCAAAATGACAGACAGAAACACAAGCGTAACTTTAACAGAAGCAAAAGATGAAATAGATGCTTCTGATGCAAAAGTAACTGCAGCTTATAACTTAGCTCGGGAGAGAAAAACAACAGGTAGATTATTGATGCAAGATATTAGACGTGCATTGGACGATGTAGGCGTTCACCCTCCTAAACAAAAAACCAAAATGGGAAGAGGTATGCCAGACATTGGTGGAGCACTCAAAGGAAAAAAATCTACTAAAATTACAAGACGCAGAGGCGGTGGAATTGCTAAAAGAGGAATGGGAATAGCGAAGTAATGGCAATACCTAAAGGACCAGGAATGGGCGTTAGACAACGTACAGCTAATGCGGCAAACTTGGGAAGAAACATTGCACGAAAACCTATTGGCGATCCAACTGGTCAAGGATTAAAAGGTAAAACTTTAACAGGAGGAGCAATGCAAATAAAAAGAAATGTTGGGACTAAAGTTCCTGAAACAAGAAGAAAAGGTGGAATGGTAAAAAGTTCTGCTCAGACTTCTGTTATTAGAGGAGCTCAAGCACCAGGATCAAGAGAAGGATCAACTATAAAAGGACCTAAAGCAAAAGGTTCTAGAGAAGGTTCTGTTATTAAAGCGAAAGATGGTAAATGGATTCAAAAAGCAATTAAGAAACCAGGAGCTCTTCGTGCTTCTTTAGGTGTTAAAAAAGGAAAAGATATTCCTGCAAAAAAACTTGATGCTGCAGCGAAGAAAAAAGGTAAACTGGGACAAAGAGCACGATTAGCAAAAACTCTTAAAAGTTTTAAATAAGTGCCTTTTAGATCTAAAAAACAAAGAGCATATCTTTATGCAAATAAGCCTGAAATGGCAAAAAAATGGGCTTCTGAACATGGAAATAAGATTGTAAAAAAGAATTCAGGAGGGTATATAGAGGTTTACCCGAGAGGATTTAGTAGAATGCTCCCGAGTAAAAGACAAAAAACTAAAATATTTGTATAAGGAGAAAGAATGTCTGAAGTTTTAAAAAAAAGAATACGTGAGCATGAAGGATTTAGGGATACTCCTTATCTAGACTCGCTTGGGAAGGCTACCATAGGGTATGGCCATCTTATTACTGATGAAGATGAATTTGAAAATGGCAAACAGTACACCAAAGATGAATTATTAAAATTATTTGATAAGGATTTTGCAAAAGCAGAGATGGGTGCTGATCAATTAGTTGGGCATGTTCCAGAATTACATATTGAAGCAAAAAATATAGTAACGGAGATGGTATTTCAACTTGGGACACAGGGGGTTAGAAATTTTCGTAAAATGATTTCTGCACTTGAAGCACGCGATTACCAAAGGGCGAGCGCCGAGATGCTCGACTCACGTTGGCATGCGCAGACAACAAATCGCTGTGAAAATTTATCAAACATCATGTCTCAATGCGCTTAGAAAATTTTTTTACATATTATAAAAAACAATTAATAGCTAGACAAGACCAAGTAAAACAAGCTATATTACAAGGCGTTCCAAATTGGGACGAATATAAGTATTTAACGGGAAAGTTACATGCTTTAAAACAAGAAGTA